ATGGCAATTCCGGACTATCAGACTGTGATGCTCCCGTTGCTCAAGCTGTTGGCTGATGGAAAAGAATACAGGATGCAGGAACTTGCTCCCGCCATCTGCGAGCAGTTCGATCTTTCGGAATCAGAGCAGAAGGAACTCACCCCAAGCGGCAAGCAGACAGTCATACGAAATCGTTTGGGCTGGGCTCGAACCTACATGAAGAAGGCGGGCCTGATCGAGCACCCCAAGCGCGGAGTGTTCCGGATCACTGCCCGGGGGAGACAGCTACTCAGCGAAAATCCAGATTGCATCAATGTGCAGCACCTCGAGAAATTCCCCGAGTTCATTGAGTTTCGCAACACGCGCCGCGACAAGCCTGTAGTTCCGGAGCAAGACACCAAGACGCCAGAAGAGGCGCTTGATGCAGCTTACGAGCAGTTGCGGGCCAGCTTGGAGGCCGAGATCTTGGCGGCAGTAACCTCTGGAACTCCAGAATTTTTTGAGCGCCTCGTTGTCGACGTCCTTGTGCATATGGGATATGGGGGCAACCGAAAAGACGCCGGACAGGCCGTCGGCAAGAGCGGCGACGGCGGGATTGACGGGATCATCAAGGAAGACAAACTCGGCCTCGATACGATATTTGTTCAAGCGAAGAAGTGGGATAAGCCCGTTCCTCGGCCAGAGATTCAGAAGTTTGCCGGTGCTCTCCAAGGAGTGCGTGCTCGCAAAGGCGTGTTCATTACCACGTCGTCGTTTAGCGATGGTGCTGTGGAATACGCCCATAACATCGAGAACAAGATCGTTCTCATCGACGGGAAGATGCTAGCTGGCTTGATGATCGATCACAATGTCGGTGTTTCGGATGTAGCGGCGTACGAGGTCAAGCGCCTCGACTCGGACTATTTCGAAGACGATTAGCACGCGCGAATGCGCAAAGCCGGATCAGGGAGATTTCACATGAAACGAGTTGATACCGTGACCGAAGAGGAACTTAGATCGCACTTCTGTTTCGAGACTGTAGATCGGGTGCCCGGTTTACCGGAGGTAACCGCTTTCAAGCGCAGAGCGCGTTTTCAACAAGCGCTGTGGCGTGAATCACAGGGCTTTCCCATCGGGACGCAGCCAATGCGGAAGAGGGATGGTCAGAAATTTCGGTTTCTTGGTAGCAGACTCGATCTCGATTACGCGCTGGAATTTGGCGCGAACTTCATCACAAACAATGCCCGCGAGTGCGCCCGACGGCGTGTCGCTCATCCCGAACCCCATCAGACTCTGGATGTTGACCGCTTGTACTGCGACCTGCTGTCCTCCATGCCGATGTGCTTCAATCTCTTCGGCGAGTTAGCCGCTGATCTGAAGCTGGCCGACCAGGCCGTGCATACTTGGTGGACCGATGTGCCCGGTCGAGTTTCGGCGGTGCGTTTTGAGTGGTCACCAGGAAGAAGGCGTGCGGGCGAGTATCTTGAGAATCGGAGCGCTTTCGATGTTGCATTCGAACTAGACCTGGGGAAAGGACAGCTTGGCATTCTCGGCGTTGAGACCAAGTACCATGAGCATTGCAAGCGCGAAGACCCGCCTGTCGACCATCGGAAGTCTCGCTACGAGTTCGTTTCGATGACGAGAGGTTTGCTCAGCCGGGATCAGAATGACGCGATACTGGGCACTGATCTTCAGCAGATATGGCTGGATCACCTTTTGGCTGAATCGATGCTTCTACACGAATCAAAGCGATGGGCGTGGGCCGGATTTGCTCTCGTTCACCCAGTGCAGAATCCGAGCTACGCCTCGGCCACAGGGCGGTACCGTCAATTGCTGGAGGCCGAAGTGGACATCCGTGTGAGCACATTGGAAGAGTTGCTCGATGCCGACGTCCTGCCAGACACGTTCGCAGCCGATTTTTCCGAGCGGTATCTCTGGTAGATCCGGCCGCCGACAATCGCCGCCATCCCACACCCCGACACATCGAGCCGTCTCCGGGTAGGTAAACACCAGAGAGGTGACCGCCACCCGGAGACGACCCATGCCGAATTGCATCGCCGATACCTTGACCCCTGAACAACGCCGCAAGGAAGTCGCCGCCATCCTCGGCCGCGGCCTACTTCGCTTCTGCAGCGCATGCAAGTCAACGCCAGAAGCGCGCATTCCCGCACCCGAAAACGCCGACCAGAAAGCCCTTGATGTGTCCGCGCCCGGCGACCCTCATGTGTCCTGGTTAACCGAGCCGAGAACATGAGAGGAGATACACCATGGCGTTGAACATCGGAAAAGAAATGACTGCGCTGAAGCGCATGACGGTGCCAGAGCTGCGCCGGAAGTACGCCGCGGTCTTCGGCGAGGACACGAATTCCCGGCACAAGGAGTTCCTGATCCGCCGCATCGTTTGGCGCATGCAGGTCAACCAGGAAGGCGGACTATCCGAACGCGCTCGTCAGCGGGCCCATGATTTGGCCGCCGAGTCCGACGTCCGCATGACCGCGCCCCGGCCGCGCCCCATCGTCCCGGGCGGCGAAACGGCCACCACCCCGATCGAGTTCCCCAATGACGACCGTCTGCCCATGCCCGGCGCGATCATCACGCGCCGGTACAAGAACCAGACGGTCGAGGTGCGGGTTCTGCCGCGGGGGTTCGAGTACGAAGGCGAGATCTACCGGACCTTGAGCGCCGTGGCCAAGAAGGTCACGGGCACCCACTGGAACGGGTTCGGCTTCTTCAATTTGGTCGAAAAGGGGTGCGCTGATGGCAGGTAGGAAGACGGACGCCCCGGCGGTCCGCTGCGCCATCTATACCCGCAAGAGCACCGAGGAAGGGCTCGAACAAGAATTCAACAGCCTCGACGCCCAGCGCGAGGCCGGCGAGGCCTTCATTGCCAGCCAGAAGAGCGAGGGGTGGGTCTGCCTGCCCGAGCGGTACGATGACGGTGGCTACACTGGCGGCAACACGGAACGCCCAGCGTTCAAGCGTCTGATGGCCGACGTCGAGGCCGGGCGGATCGACTGCATCGTGGTCTACAAGGTCGACCGGTTGTCGCGAAGTCTGCTGGACTTCACCCGAATCATGGAGGCCCTCGACAAGCGCGGCGTCTCCTTCGTGTCAGTGACCCAGCAGTTCAACACGACGAGCTCGATGGGCCGACTGACCTTGAACATCCTGCTCTCGTTCGCACAATTCGAGCGGGAGATCATCTCCGAGCGCACACGCGACAAGATCGCAGCCGCCCGTCGCAAGGGGAAGTGGTCCGGTGGGCGGCCGATCCTCGGTTTCGACGTCGATCCCCAGGGCGGCCGGCTGCTGGTCAACGAGGCTGAGGCCACCCGCGTACGGGCCATCTACGAGCTATACCTGGATCGCGAGTCGCTCATCGCCACGATCGCGGAACTCGATGCGCGGGGGTGGACCAACAAGCAGTGGACGAACAAGAAGGGGCGTGAGTCCGGCGGCTCGCCCTTCAACAAGCACAGCCTCTACAGCATGTTGACCAACGTCCTCTACACCGGCCGGCTAACCTACAAGGACGAGATTCACGACGGGGAGCAACCGGCGATCGTGGACGACGAGACGTTCCGCCGCGTCAGGCGGATTCTCAAACGCAACGGGGCCACCGGCGGCAAGTACGTCCGCAACCAGTTCGGTGCGATCCTCAAGGGGCTGATCAACTGCGTACCGTGCAACTGCGCCATGGTGCCGACCCACGCCACCAAGAAGGATCGGCGCTACCGGTACTACGTCTGCGCCAATGCCCAGAAGCGCGGCTGGCACAACTGCCCATCGAAGTCGATCCCCGCCGGCGAGATCGAGAAGTTCGTGGTCGACCAAGTACGCGGCATCGGGAGCGATCCAACGCTCCTGGCCGAGACGTTGGGCGCAGCTCGGGCTGAGGCCAAGGCGCGGATCAAGGAACTCGAGGCTGAGAAGTCGGGTCTGATGCGCGAACTGGGGCGCCACAACGCCCAGATGCGCGACCTGGCGGGTTCGGTCGGGTCTGGCGGTACGGCCACCGATCGCATGGCTGACCTGTTGGATCGCATTCGTGGCGTGGAGCAGCGCCTGGCTGAAATCCGGGAGGAGTCGGCCACCTTGGGGCGTGACCTGATCGACGAGAAAGAGGCCGCCCGAGCCATGGCCGCCTTCGACCCCGTTTGGGAAACACTCACGCTGCGCGAGCAGGGGCGGGTGCTGCGCCTCTTGATCCAGCGTGTGGACTACGACGGTGACAAAAGCACGGTTTCGGTGACCTTCCATCCGACGGGAATCGAGATGCTGTCGCGCGAATACGTGGAGGAGACTGCATGACACGGCCGCTGAAGATCACGAAGGAAGTCCACTTCCGGAGCATGAAGCGCGGGCGAAAGGAGCTTTATGAGGGTGTTGAGGAATCGTCTCCCACACTCGGCAGCGTCCCGCGGGTCTCAAGGCTGCTCGCTCTGGCACTCCATATGGATGACCTCTGTCGACGAGGCGAGGTCACTGACTACGCAGAGCTGGCCCGCCTCGCGCTGGTGACCCGCGCCCGGATGACCCAGATCATGAGCTTGGTTCTGCTGGCACCGGACATCCAGGAGGAGATCCTGTTCCTGCCCAGATCGGATAGGGGCCGTAATCCAATCCAGGAGAAGATGGTCCGTTCCATTGCGGCCGTTCCTGACTGGCGGAAGCAGAGAGTGATGTGGAGAAAACGCATCCCCATTGAACAGGCTAGGGATCTGTCGTAACTCTTTGCACCACATTGCTAGTCTGAGCCAGCGACTGTGCATTTCAGGGGTGGCCACGCTACTGCAACCCCGACTCGGCTCCCCATATTCTCTTTAGGCAATTTAAGTTACGACAACTGATCTCAAGGCTTCATGCGCCGCAATGTGGAGGCGGATTTAGTGGCTGGACTTCATAAAATCCTCGATAGACAATGTGGCAGCCCGTCTTCGGAATCGGAGAAGAGGAGACGCGGATGTCCAAACCATCCCTGTTGCCAGAGCAAGAAGATCTGTTGTGTAAACTCGTTGACGCTTTCAACAAAGCCAAGACAAAGCGATCGCCGTTCTTATTCCATCCGGACGATACAAGAGGTGTGGATCTTGCATTGATCATGCATCCTGGTTGGTTGCCCGATCCAGAGTACCGGGTATCAATTGGCGATCTGGAGGCCCTTAACGACGTTGGCTATATCCGAATCCGCCGTATGAAAAGGGGGGGACAGTTCGATCTGACAGGAGATGCATTCAAGTTCTACGAGAGACGCCTTCACCCAGACGAATCGAAATCCAATATCAAAGTTCCTCCGCAGGTTCTCCTTGATGACCGCACAGGCGTAGCAGATCAACTCTTTGCTCCACGTTCTTATAAGAAGAAGCCCACGATGAAACGGGCGTCGCGTACTGCTGCCATGGAATTACTAAAAATGGCAATGCGCGAGCATATGATCAGTGCCAGAGATCATGCCGATAACCATAAAAAGACCGACAAGGTTCCGATGCTCCTTCCCCGGCCGACACAGCGATTACTAGCGAGACAACTGAACTTGTCGAGATCGTCTGTAAACCGTGCTCTTTTAGATGGGAGCGACAAGGAACTGACGGTCCTTTGGGATGCAGCCAACAACCTCGATGATGTTATGAAGTACAAACGAAAATAATTTCACTTGTTCACCTTTCCTGCAACTGCAACGTCGAAATTTATTATTGTAACCTAAAGTAATTAAACACGATATCAGATCCCGCAAAAAATCCCACCACTTTTGCTGAAATTCCTCCGGAGGGTAAAGGCCATGCACGATGCGCAGGCCTACTTCCCCAACCGCGAGGTTACACGATGCGCCCATCAACCAAGTCTCAGCTTCCAGCCAGACAGGCTCAACTCGTCGATTTGATGCAGAAAATCAATTTCGGCACCATCGAAGGGCTCATTGTCCGGGACGGACTGCCCGTGCTCAAGCCGCGGCCCCGGATCGTCCGGGACATGAAATTCGGCGCGAGCAACGGCAGCCGTAATGAGGCTGGGCTGACCGACTTCGCCCTGAAATCAAACGTCCAGGAACTCATGGCCACGCTCTCCTCCCTGGGCAACGCGACAATCCTCATACTGGAAGTCAGGGACGGCCTGCCCAACCTGATGCGAGTGGAGGATACCAACGTCTGAGGCATGGGGCCGGCCGCCCCGCTCTTTTCCCTGACTGATCGTCACCAGACATTCATCCAGCCAAAAGTGGAGGTGCATGTGGGTGTCGCCGTAACGGCGAACCACGTGCGCTTCCACCGCGCCGATCTATACGCTGCTTCGTGCGACACCTTCGCGCCTCTCCGCGGCCACGGGAGAGGTTTCGATGGAAACCGCGAAGCAGCGCATCCTCGACAGATACGCCCGTGAAGTCATTCAGCACAAAGCCCGGCAGCTGATCAACAAGTACGGATTCACCCGAGACGACTACGACGACCTGCAGCAGGACATGATGCTGGATCTGTTGCGGCGCCTCACGAACTACGACCCCACCAGGGCAGGCCTCAGTACCTTCGTGGCCCGCATCGTCGACCGCAAGGTCTCCACCCTTATTCGCCACCAGCGCCAAATGAAGCGGGACTACCGACATAAAGTCTACCCGCTGGATGCGCAGGTCGAGGACCAGGACGGCCAGCCGCGCGGGCTCGACGAGGTCCTCAGCCAGGACGCCTACGACGGAGAAATCGGACGCCACGACCGCCCTGAGGCTGAGCGCCTCGACCTCAGGCTCGACCTCTCGTTGGTGTTGGACGAACTGCCCGAAGATCTGCGTGACCTCGCCCACCGCCTGCAGACCAGAACCGTAGCCGAAATCGCCCGCGAACTCGGCGTACCGCGCAGCACGCTCTACGAACAGGGCATCGCCCGCCTACGGAAGATCTTCGAAGACAAGGGACTGCGGGTATACCTCGGCGACTCCCGACACTCCGGCAAGAGACAGGGTAAGTAACCTACACAGGGCGAACTGCCCAGGATCACAGGAGAGGGTGAACAATGAACCGAGAAATCCACCGCTACGAGTTCGAGACCACGGCGCCGGCAGACGAGATTGAGAGCACCCTGCTCTTGGCCGTGATGGCGGTCGAGGGCCTGCACGGCAAGTCGCGGGTGAGGCTCGATGCGAAGTACTGCTTCGACGCCGAGAAGCACGCATGCGTGATCGACGCCGACACGGTCGTCGGCCAGGACATCAGCCGCATCTTCACGGGCTTTGCCATCCGCGAGTTCGGGGAGGGGGCCTTCTCGGTCAGCCGCATCGAGCGCATGCCCAAGACGGAAACGGAGGATCACAACTCATGAAACTGCCTGAAGTGTTCAAACGACGTTCTTGGAGCGTCCAGGATCTGATCCGCGAACCGGCTGATGTCTACCACGCCCAGGCCGGCAAGTACCTGTCCAGCCACATGCTGGCCGAGTTCCGGCACAATCCGCTGCTCTTCCACAAGAAGGAACTCGGGCTGGTGCAGGATCAGGATCGGCCCGCGTACGTCGTAGGACGCGCCGCGCATGTCCTGATCCTCGAGGGCCGTGAGGCGTACGAGCGGACCTACGCATTCGGCGGGCCGATCAACCCGAAGACCGGTCAGCCGTTCGGCAGTCGCACCAAGGCCTTCCAGGACTGGGCGGATGCGCAGGGGAAGCCCGTGCTCGATGACGACGACACAGTTCTGATCGAGAGCCTCAATGCGTCGGTACGAGCCCACAAACATGCCCCGGCTTTGCTGGCAGACGGCATTGCTGAGGGCGTGATCCGCGCCGAGTACTGCGGCCTGCCGTGCCAGGCTCGCCTGGACTGGCTGAACCCCATACGCGGCATCGTCGATCTGAAGACCTGCGACAACCTCGACTGGTTCCAGTCCGACGCGCGGAACTATGGCTATGCCTACCAGCTGGCCTTCTACCGGTCCCTGGCCGCGACGCTCACCGACACGAACCTGCCTGTCTACATGATCGCCGTGGAGAAGCGCGAACCGCTGCGCTGTGGCGTCTGGCGGCTCAGTGAGGAGGTTCTCGGGCACGCACAGAAGGAAAATGAAGAAGGCATTGTGCGCCTGAAGAAATGCCGAGAACGCGACGAGTGGCTCACTGGCTACGAGGACATCCGCGACCTCGACTGGATCTGACGAAGGCGGAAGCGGGCGGAATGGCGTGACGCGCTGTCGCCCAAGTGCGTCGGGACTCCCTGAGTCCGCCCGCTTCTCCAACAATTTCAATCGAAAGGAGATGCGACCGTGAAACTTCTGCAGCAAGTCTCCAGCGGCCGAAGCCCGGCTCCGAGGCGGGTAATGCTCTACGGCACCCACGGCATCGGCAAGTCGACCTTCGCCTCGTGCGCGCCGAAGCCCGTGTTCATCCAGACCGAGGACGGCCTGGGTGAGATCAACTGTGCCAAGTTCCCGCTGACAACCACGTTCGATCAGGCCATGCAGGCCCTGTCGGAGCTCTACACCGACGAGCACTCCTATCGAACCGTCGTGGTGGATTCCCTGGACTGGCTGGAGCGGCTTATCTGGGCCGACGTCTGCCGCAAGCGTAGCGTCGAGAGCATCGAGGAGATCGGCTACGCCAAGGGCTACGTGTTCGCCATGACGCAGTGGCGCGCGTTCATCGAGGGA